TTACCACCTTCGACGAATAGATAAAATCTACTAACTTCTTGCATTAAAGCCTTTGGTTCGTCAAATTGACTAGCTCTAAACGGAGGATTACCTTCTGGAAGAAGAAATTTGATATTTGGATCAAACATATATTTTAAAATAATTTTAATTGCATTATGACTGTTTGTTTGTAATGCTGAAATTCTATCTTCTTTTTTCTTAAGTTCATTTACCTGTTCTAAAAATTTAGATACAGATTGCATTTTAAAAACGAAATTTGACATATTAAAAATCACCTACACTATCCATTAGAAGTTTCAAATTATGTGAAATAAAATAGTTAAACAATTTGCTTCTGTCTTTGCCATTTTCTTCGTTATATTTATTAATAACGCCATTTCTAATGGCGTCAGGTACCTTTGACAAATCCACAAGCATCTCATTTCGTGCAAAATTACGCTTGAGCATTTCTTGTGAAATACCTTCAGATTTAAATGATTCAATCTTTTTTTGTGTCATTGGTTTTTGACGTTTATCGGTCACAAACGTATCGTCATCAGAAAGAATATTAGGAATACCATCACCCTGATCACCTTTAAGAATATGTTCGTAAAGATACTGCTGAGGGTTATCTTCTTTGATCCATTTCTTACGAATAGGATCGTATTGTTTAACATTGTTAAATTTTTGAAGCTGAACAAAATCTTTATCAGCAGACAAAATTAAAATTGTATCTTTTTTGTTTTCAGTTACAAGAGTTGCAATAATATCGTCGGCTTCTGCTGAATCTACCTGAATAACTCTGTACGGAAAATGTTCTTTAATTTCCCCTTTGATTTTATTAAAGATCTCAAATACCTGATTCCAATTAATCTCAGAAGCATCTCGAGTTTTTTTACGATTGGCTTTGTAATATGGAAATACTTGTTTACGCCAATAGTTTCTATCATCACAAGCAATTACAATCTCACCATATTCACTTTGAAATTTTTGCTTATAAGAGCGTAAAGAGTTTATTACCATATGTCTAAACAAACCTTCTTCTAAAGGAATGTTTGTATGATTTCCTAACTGCATCATCAAATTAGAAATCATAACTTGATTAAAATCCACGATTATCATTTTAAAGTTTCCATATTTCTACTATAATATAATATATACACTATTTATTAAGATGTCAAGTTTTTTTCTTGTTGATTTTTCTTTTCTTCTAAATCAGATTTAACTTCATCCGAAATAGTAATTACATTATCAATTATTTCATGAAATGGATGCACAATTCTTTTATATCTGTATACGAGAGCTTTAATTGCTTCTTCAAGAAAAGTATAATCTTTTATATGGCTTTCGTCCATTCTGACACCCATACCATAAGCGCCCAATACACCAGCCATAGCTTCAAAAACATCATCAGATACTTCATCACAATATTCTTGTCTTACTGAATGAAGATGATCTATTGATTCCTGTAAATTGGCAGGAAACATCTCTACAGTTTTATTTGGAAAATTTACTACGTTTTCTGTCATTTACCTTACCACTTTTAAGAGGATTACATTTGTATTTATCCTATCTGAAAATGTAATAGGGTCAGATTTAATCTCTTCCATAAGTTTACGTAGAATAATTTTGCCACCATTGAGTACTTTCTTTACATATTCTTCTGGTTTACGACCTACACGTTTAGTTATGGAAGCATCGCTATCATAACCATCAATACTAGTGCGCCGTACGATAAGACCACTAGGGCCACGAGCGCGGAAAACGCTAAGAGTTTTATACTTGGTATTAAAAGTCCAAAGCTCTTGAGCGCCAATAACCGTTGCGGGGTCACACGATTGTAATTTATACTCATTGCTTTCTTTCTGATATTGAAAATGTTTCAGGAGTTTTTCTGTAGTGGGTGCTTTCTTTTTACGAGGAGCACGAGCCTTCTTGACGTTGCCGCCATAACGCTCTGCATCTTCAATAAATTTAGTAAAAAATACAATGCGATCTTTTAGTTCTTTTTTTGTCATATGAGAATATGCTTCATTAAGATCAGCATTGTTAGTAGTAGATGCCTCATACAATTCCATAAACCATGGCTTGTAATGTTCAATTATTTTGTTAGCATACATTGCAGGAATTTCATTTTTCTGCAACCAATCATAAAGAGAGAAAGTATCATTTTTATCAATCATCTCTTCAATGTCGCCAATGATATCATAACCACGCTCACGAATACGATCTTGAATGCTTGGTTTTACAACAACTACTTTTGGTTTATCTTCAACTTCTTCGTTGTGATGAATAGCATCTTGAATATCATTATTAACTTTAATATAGTCATTAGGTTGTAGTTCTTCTTTGTTATTAGATGCAATACGACAAAGCCATGCTGATGTAGTTGGCAAACGATTATCAGGAATGCGATCAATTATTTTATGCGTTTCTTTATCAGTAAAATAATCTTTAAAATACTGACGTATATCATCTTTTTCAGCCATAACGTTATACCAGTTAAATGCTTTAAGCAAATTAACTGTACCACGAACATTCTTAGGTTCGTCGCCAAGATATTTCCAATTAACAAGATAAGATTCACTCTTTGTTTTACGAGGAGTTTTCTTAACTTTTTTAATATTAGCCATAGCTTTAGCCATTTAACATTTCCTTTACAAAATCTCTAAGAAGTTTATGATGACGATCACGTTGACAATATATTGGCATATAAGACCAAGTATCATACCAATTTTCGTTAGCTTCTGGATGTGGACCTATAAGTCCTATATTTCCTTGAATAATAGCAGCAGGATGACCTGACCCATAACGTCCTATAACTCGTATTTTTGATATGTCACCTTTAAATGTGCAACCATCATAAAAATACATCATCTCGTTATTGCCACTCCAAGCTACCGGCACGACCGTTCCGTAGCTGCGTTTAATTAGAGAATCTGGTTGTTTGATATACTGTACTGTATCTATGCCACTGACCAAATCAAAATAATGAGAACCAGCCCAGTAAGCGCCCATGCATATTCCAAGATATTTTCCTCCAAATTTTACATAGTCATTTATCGCCAGAGCTTTTCTCCAATGAAACAAATTGTAAAATTCATCAGAGTCTCCGATACCTCCCGGAAACACAACCATATCAAAGTTTTTTAAAAAATCGGAAGTAATGTCCGTCTCATTGATATAAGAGCAATTATGAAAGTTTTCCATAGCATCTACAAAACCACTCGCAGAGTCTTCTGAGCAAAACGGGTGGTGTTTGTATACTGCGATATTAGCCATAGGCAATATTTCTTAAATTTTGTTCTTCAGTTAACATATCAGACACAATGGAATAATGATGCTCTGATTTTAACAGATCTGCTTTGAGCTCATTGATTTCCTTAACAAGCCGTTCATTAGCCATTTTTTGACCAAGATACAGCTCATACCATTTATCAGCATCATCAAGCGCATCGCGAAGTTCAGTGTTCATATTACATACTCCTCGGCTATTTATATTATTAATATACGATATTTCTGTAAAAATGTCAAGCAGAATAAAATGCTGTGATATCAATGGTTTAGTATTTTGTATAACCTATTGATATTATTGATTAATATTTTTTTGTTTTTTTAATAAAATCGGTTGACATTTCTATCTAAATGTCGTATAGTTATAATATGAAGAACACGGAGAACATAGATATGCAGTTGATTCCGACCACACGTTTTGATAAGAAATTCTTCCATCATAGCGGAGAATATCTTTATTATTATGATGGTGAGTCTCATAAATTTGTAGCTCGTTTTAAGCATACAAAGAGTCCCTTTACAAAAGCAAAGTTCATTAAAGAGCTTATTGCTAATCATACAGTAGAGGATTATTTTATGGCTCTTGTACATAACCGTCAAGCGCCTTTAGCTATCCTACGTGATAAGAACGAGGATTGGTATTATGACATTCTTGAGAAATTTGCTGGTCGTCCGGTCGGAAGAGAAACGGCGTAATACAGTTTTAAGACATTGATTGAAGGAGAGCTAACCACTCTCCTTTTCTCTTTTCCCAGCTATAGAAATAATCAAAATATTGTTTTTGAAATTCCAAATACGGATAAGTGCTGCCTTCATTTTTAATGACAGTTTTAATTGCCATATCTAAAGTATGAGCAAATTGCACAGCGTGCAGATTCTTGTTCTCATTAAACTGATACATCATGGCAAAATTAGAGCATGTCTCTGCTAATGCAGCAAAATTAGGACACACAACAAGGTTCATTGCTGACATAGCTTCAATAGCAGCCAAACAACTCGTTTCAGGCCAAATACAAGGATAGGCAAAAATATGAGACTTAGTTAATGCATCACGAACTTCTTCGTTTGACACTGCTCCATGATATGTAATCTTGGGATGTTCTTTGCAACGATCAAATAATTGTTTATATTGTTCGTCTCTCTGTTCCCATCCATATATGCTAAAACTAGAATAAACATCAAGATGGATATTATCATGAATTTTACAAAGTTCTTCAAAAACAGGAATTAAAATTTCCAATCCTCTATGAGGAGTAGTATGATATATAAGATTTACTGTGCCATTGTATTCTTTTTTCTCAATAGGAATAGGATCAATGGCATTTTTTATTACAATACTTTCACCATATTGAACACCACTGACAAGATTATACAATTGAAGCTGCCAATCTGATACAGCAACAATTTTATCAAAACGTTTACGGAGTTCAGGATCTTTTAAATGTTCTGATTCTGGATCGTGAGGAAGATCATGTAACCAAAGAATTTTCTTTTTATTAGAATCTAATTCTCTGACACGTGAAGGAATAATTTGAAATTTGTTCAATATTTCTTCAGGAATGCTTCTATGAAGACGTTCCTGCATCAGCTCAGTGCCACCACGAGCATTCTTATTCAATTCATTTTTTTCCATAATATAAACTCACATTCGACAAATATTTATTTTTTTTCTAAAAACTCAGGTAGCTTAATATTAACTTTTTCATCTTGTATGTTTATCAAAAACCTTGCAGCCAATGATAATATACTCCATGAAGCAAATCCCAATGCCACTGATGTTGCTAAGACATTATCCAACGAACAAGAAAAATTAAACCATTCACATACAACAGGTGCACCCACTATAGCAGCAGTAACGCTAAGACCAGATCTTATTGCAGCATCCCAGACATTTTTAGGAGTATAAAAAGCCATAAAAGCAACTCCTCCAATTAAACCACCCACGCCGGTGATTAACTTCATCATAAGTGGTGTAGTTATCGGATCAGACATTTATTAAACCCATTAAATGTTTACGTTATCTTATTTATGAATTTCTAAAATAGAGTCATAACGAAACGAACGCCAGGCCTCCTTATCAACATCCCATACCGAGCAAATGTTTTCATTGGTTTTCTTTTCACGATCAGTGGTTTTTTCGTGAGATTTAACAATACCTTCAGCTAAAGTGCATTTCATTACACGTTCTGTGCCATCTACCTTTGTAAACCTAATATTTACAATACCAGATTTGAGCATATTCATAATATTTGATTTAGATATTGTGTCCGTATCCACCTGATGTTTCCTCCAAATAAGATTTTAAATCTTCATAACCACCAATTCTAAAACCATTTACAACAATAATAGGAACTGTTTTAACTCCTGGAAAATTCTCACGTAAAAAATCTACTCCGTAATCTTCTCCAAGATTATAATACTTGTAATTTACACCTCTCTCATTGAGAAGTTGTTTTGCTGAAACACACCAATTACAGTCTGTTTTACCGTAAATTTCAATCATTTGCACCCATTCTCTTTTGATCTTTTTCCATTCGCTTCCATGGACCAAAAGCAGCAGAATGATTACCTTCTACCTTAATAAAACGCTTGTTGGTTTCATTTTTATTGGGATTGGGAATTGTAACCATTGTACGCTTGCCTTTTGACCAATGCTTAAGTTGGTTAAGAACGCGTTCTACAAGAGGTCTGTCGCGTTTCACAGATTTAAGCAAATCACTTGAAATGCTATCGCGCTGTCCTTTAGAAACATATTTTGTTCTTTTTGATTTACCAGCCATAATTAACTTCCTTCTGCCACTTCTTTAATTTTTCTTTGATGTATTGAATTACAACTAATACATTTTAAATATACTGTGCTATTATCTGGTTTTCCTAAATTGGGAACAAAATCAATCAATATTAATGATCTCGGTCCCAGCTTACAATTAGGGCAGTCTCCCAAAACTACAGGAAGACTGCCGTCTTGTACAATAGATATTGGTTTACTTGACACCATTCTTCTTCTTCTTTACCTTAGAAGAAGCTTGTTTAATTGCTGTTTCAACTTTCTTTTCTACTTCAGCAACTTTCTTGATATCAGATTTAACAATCTTAGTTACTTTATCTGCACCAGCTTTAACTGCTTTTTCAACTTTTTCTTCAGTTGTTTTTACAGTTTCTACAATCTTTGAAACATCTGCTTTAACTTCAGTTTCAACCTTAGCTGCTTCTGCCTTAGCATTTCTAAGACCAATACCGAACAATTCGGCAAACCATTTAGATACTGTTGTCATTTTTATTCTCCTGTTCAAAACCATACTTACAAATAAAATAACTATCTATTATATCTGAAGATGGATTCCATTGTTTATCTGTCATATTAAGTTCATTTTTAATATTATAAGAAGTTTCTTTTATAAAAACTTCTTGCAATGCTTCTTTATTAGCATTACCTTTACCAGTAGCAAATTTCTTAATTACTGTAGGAGGAACAAGATTATAGCTATAACCTTTTTTCCACAAATAGTGTTTTAAGAGACCCGCATTTTCACCGATATTAAAAACTCTACCGGTAGATCCCATTGAATATCCTTCAATGTATATAATATCACCTTCTTGTAGTTTTGTCAATACCCAATTTGTGATATTATAAAACCTCTCTTCATCACAAGAATAATCTGCATGCATATCACCTTGTATATTACGAAAATCTATATCATATTTTTTAATATTAGTTAAGTAAAATATTCTACATAAATTAAAATCAAAATTGATGCTATCAGAAATACAGACGCAAGGACTAGATAAAGAGTAATCAACTCCTACGATCCTCATTCGTCTTCATAATCATAGTTGTAATCATCTTCGTCGGTTTCTTCTTCATCTGTATCAATATAGTTTTTAATTACTTCATCCCAAGCAGAATCAACGCCCATATTGTCTTCTAAATCTTCGCTATAATGAGTGTGCATATCAATCATTCTAGTGTAAATTTGTTTACGTATTTCAGCATCTTTAACTAACTCTGAAATTACATCAATTAGCTCTTCCCAATTCATTTCTTAGTTTCCTTTTTGCTTTAAGGTCTTTCATTATTTGAGATCTCTTCTCATCAGTATATATGGTCCAATTTTGAATGTGTTCTGTTGTCCTACCACAGACAATGCAAAACTCTGTGGTAGGATCTAATTTACATATCTTCTCACAAGGAGAAGCTGCTTGTTCGTTACAGGTCGACAATTTCACAACCATCAGCTGCACAAGCTAGAGTCTGAGAACCCTTAGTATTATCTTCTTTCTCATACTCTGCTAATTTATTCCAATCAATAATTTTTGGCATAGTTGCATCTAATGCTTCATATTCTGCCTTTGTGCAATCCTGATAAGGTGCTTGACGATAAGTATGATCAGAATGTGGAAGGAATGAAACACCAGACATTTCGTCAAAATGTTCGTAAACAAACGCACCAACGTCCATCCATTCATCTTCCTTAACAGTAATAGTAACAGATGGTTTATGTTCACACCAATGGCGCTGATATATCATCCACATCTCAAGTTGTTCTACTGCTGTCATTTCTGTACGAGTAACTGCTCCATCAGGTGCTTTTACAGGGAAAGAAAATACTGTGGTAGACTGTGGCTTCATAACACATGGCTCATTGGGAAAACCAGATTCTTTAAGAAGCATTGTAAGTGGATCTTTATTATCACCACGCACTGTACGAATATAATAATCATTATGGCGTGCATGAATGCCAGAAGCAGAATCAACTAACTGAGATACAGTTCCTGATGGTTTTACACAAGTTACTGCTGCTGATTGAGGAATACCTAAAGCATCGGCTAATTCTTTATTAGCAATAACAGCAGTAACACGAAGCATCTCTAATATCGTCTGAAGTTTATCAATACCTTCACGACCATTAGTAAGAGTATTATCCATAATACCAGTCATACTAACACCAAGTAGACGTTCTTCTTCTGTGTTGTTTGTCCATACTTTACGAAGATAAGGAAACTTAGTTAATGTAGATTGAATAGTACCTAAACGAGAAGCAAGACGAACTTTACGTTCTAGATCAGGAATACTATCTGTTCCTCGAACAACAACTTCTGTAAGATTACAGAATTGATTAGGACGTAGAATAATTTCAGAACATGGATTAGTACCAAAATCATGATTAGGATCACGACGACCAAACTTCTTTGCTTGATTTTGTGATGCTACACGAGAGAAGATGCCACGCTCACCCGACTTTGAATCATACAAAGAAAGCCATTCACGCATAAACGTACCCATCTCTGGTTTCTCTGTATATGCTGCTGAATTATTAGAAAGAGCACGTTGAGGATTAGTTTCCCACCACGATCCATTCTTTGCTGTTCTCATACGCTCGTCTGTAAGATTTGAAAGTGAAATCATTGCTGAACGACGAACGCCACCAACAACTACTACTTCACCAATCTTACACATAATGTCATGACATTCGAGAGAGTTTAATTTACGACCTGTTGCACCACGAAACATACGAACAGTAAACTTAAACAAATCATCCAAAGGACCCGGTCCAGAAGAACGTCCACCAAATGTTTTAAGACGCGCACCAGCAGGACGAAGAAGTGCAAGATCCCATTTAGGAACTTCACCAGAATAAAGAAGTGCGATTAACTGACGAAAACCTTTTGCCCAACCTTCTTTTGAATCCTTTACAATAATAGTCGTATCACTATCAAACATTTTAGCAGGAATTTCTGGCAATTGATTAACATATTGACGTTCTACAGAAAAACCAACACCTGTACCATTCATAAGAATAAGCATAGTTTCATCAAATGCTTTTGGATCATCTACAGCAACATAAGAGCAATTATAAGCACAAGTATTATCACGTTCAAGAGAAGGTCCGGCAGTCATTAAAGCACGCATAGAAGGCATAATTTCAAGATTTAAAACAGCTTCTTCTAATTGATCGCGATCATCTTTAAAAAGAGTATAATTAAAATTATCATTTAAATGTTTAGTCATAAAATCAAAATAACGAGAAACAGTTTCATTCCAATTTTCGCGACGACCTTCTTTGTCTAAAAATTTTGAATAGCGGCTCTTGTAAATAAACTCTTGGTATAATGTTGGTAGAAAATTACTCATCTCGTTCCTCTTTCTTTTGTATTGTAAACGTTCCGTTTTTGTTATCTATCCATTCAAGTTCTTCATTAACATTCCAACCCAGTTCTGCTATAACAGATAGCATTTCTTCAGGCAGAGGAATATAATAATCACCTTCTCTTATATCGTATTGTATTTTAACAGTATATGCTGTCATACTCTACTCCACATTTGCAATCTCATTTTAGCTGCTAATCCTTCATATGTATTATGATCTATAATGTGTTGAACAGCAGGACCACTTAAACCAGCTAAAATCATTTCGTTAATATCTTTTTGTTCTATATTATCAGGCCAAATGCAAACTTTATAATTTTGATCTATTGTTTTTTGTATCTTTTTAACTATTTCTTTGCTTCTAGGTTCATTATCATATACAATAACTATATTACTACGATCACCTAAATTAGTCAAATTAACATCTGATCCTGCCATGGCAACACAATTTGTTAAAAATAAACTATCAATAGGTCCTTCTACTACGTATATTTTTTTACTTTTATCAATAGAATCGAGACCAAAGATTTTGTCTTTAGACTCATCTAACATTATAGTAACATATCTTAAAGTTGATTTAGCAGATATAGATCTTCCAGTAAAACCAAATACATAGCCGTTGCTGTCAATGAATGGGAATACGATTCTTGGTTCATCAAATTTTAGTGCCTTTTCATTAAACTTATTTGGAACAAAAGAATTTACCCAGGTAAAATATATATGAGAATAGAATATTCGATAGTGAGTGTTGGATGGAATATTTCTCTCAGAAATATATTTTTTTGCCGGATGTTCGGGTTTTAATTGAGATATTTTTTTCAATTCTTTAAAGGGATCAAAATGTTCTATGCGTCTAGAAGAAAATTTTTCTATAGCCGAAACAAATTTTTCGGCTTCTTCTGGATTAATCTCTTTCATTACTTCAAGACGATATTCCGTGTATAACGACGGATTATATGTTTTAATAAATTTAGATAGAGACGTGCTATAACCACAGTTAAAGCACTTTACATTGATACGACCTGAATGTTCGTAGAAATGGCCGCGTGTTTTAAATTTGCTAGTCTGAGAGTCTCCACAGACATTGCATCTAAACTTGGCATTATAAGGTTTATTATTGATTACTTTAAATTGCTCCAGTTGAGTACCAACAAGAGATGCAAACTTCTGATCCAACCATAACGTATTCATTTTCTTTAATCACTCTATTTCAAATCTACAGAGTAATTATAACATAACTGTACAGTTTGTCAAGTATTATTAACTGCCATCGACAGATTTAACTAAATCCCACTGTACAGTTGCATCTGGATGTGGTTTGTCTGACTTGCGATATATTGTGTGCCCAAGGATCTTACCACGATGGGTGATAGCAACATGCATCTTGTGCTTATTGCCAGAGTTAGTTAATATTACACTTCTTGTTTTTCCAGGTCCTTGATCAAACTCACTCTCTTCTTTACCATAGATGTCAGGATGACCGTATGAATGCACATACGTATTAAATGATTGGTGTCTATGAAGAGCACGAATTTGAGATTTATTTAAAATTTCATTCATCTTTTTTGGTCGCGGTGTATTTTCTTCTTTAATAAATTCTATAAAACTTTTCATTTTTGTTCTGCCAATGTCTTTTCTGCTTCGTTATAAAATTGTTTAATAGAATCCAATGATCTTCTGCAGGTAATATTATTATTTTGAAGTTTTAATAAAAGCGAACCGACTTCTTGATCTGTCAATGTATCATCTTTCGGAAACTTAGTTACGATAGGGCACTTGTAAAGATCGTCAGGAGCTCTGACGATCTTATATTCGGGTGCAATTAAAGAAACTGATGTGTGTTGACACGCCGTAAGCAATAATAAAGGTAACACATATAACAATTTCATGTTATTTTTCTCTCAAGGTCTAAATTTAATAGGATTTTCTTTTTTAGGTTTCTTAGGATTATTCATTTCAACACCTGCACGTGCGGCAGCTGCTCTAGCAGCTGCCAGAGTAATAGCAGCTCTTGTTGCTTCATCAATTTCTTCTTCTTTGATAGTAGAAGATTCTTTTTTCTGTCTTTCAAGATCTCGAATTTGATCTAGAATAGTGTTCCTCTTATTACGAAGTCCTTCTTCTCTAGGACTCATAGTTCTGCTTCCTCTATTTCTGCGAGCTTCTTGTGCGCGTCCATATAGAACATCATGTTTGTCATATTGTTTTTGTAATCTTTCAATAGTCTTGTCGATGTTTTCATTGACTTGCTCGACTTCTTCTTTTACGATTCTTAAGTTTTCTTTAGGAAGTTGAGTAGCTCCGTGATCGCCGTGATAAACTACAAATGTTCTTTGACCTCTATGTAATCCATGACGAATTTCACCTATAATACCTTTTTTACCATGGTGACTTTTACCAAGATCATGTATTATAACTTCAGTACCTAATTTGAATGCTTCATCAAGTTCAACTTCTTCTGCATATGCTGCTTTGACCTTCTTAGATGCATCCTTAACATCCTTGACAGTATTCTTAACACCACCCGCAACTGCATGGACTGCATTAACAGCACCCATTGCTACTCTTCCTGCAGTCTTAGCAGGTACTGCAACAGCATGTTTAATTAACGAAGCAGTGCCTTTAATAATACCTTCTTCCATATCTTCAACTTCTTCAGGTAAATTTGGTTTTGGACCTTTATCTAAAGGAAAACTTCTCATAATTTTTTTAGTTCTGTTTGGATGTCCTGGCCAATTACCACTACCAGGAGCAATACCACCAGGAATATAACCTTTACGATTTTCTAATGGATCTGGCGAATCATCTTTATGTTTTGGGATCAGATTAGTTTTTTTATCAGTTTCTTCTTTATGAACTCTGTATCCGAGCTCTGGATAATGGCGTCTTGCAACATAATGCAAAGCTGCATCTCTAGGATCTGTATCCATGCTACGAAGATGCTTTTTTAATGCATCCATATCGCCCGACTTCATATGTTTTGCTGCTGTATGTAAATCTTCTTTATCAATGCCACCATGTTTTTTTGCATAGTCTTTAAGAGCCATATGATCTCCAAGCGAATCGTTTGAATGGCGCATTTCTGTTTCTTCTGCAATTTCTTCTTTAAAATCTTTAAAACTTTTCATTTCTTTGCTCCGTAATTCTGATCTAATTGATAAATGATATTCTTTAAATATTTAGACGCCTGCTCGGTGCCTTTATGCTCTGTGATGGCTTGTTTTTCAATGTTATTAGAAACATCATTCATGTCTTGTTCATGTTTGGCAATGGCTTCTCTGATACGATCAGCATTGTCATTAATTGTTTCAGTTTTTTGCGCAAATTCTTCTTGCTTCTGTTGAGTCAGTTGCTCTTGTGCCTGATTAAAAGCAGAAGTAGCTTGTTCCCATACATTATAGTCATGTATTTTTAACCAGGTAAATCCCGCAGTAACAGCAAGCATAATGCCGCCAATGATCCACGGAAGTGAAGAACCGCCAGCAAATAAACGAAGTATCCAACCCATCATGATAGTGACATGGCCTTATCTTGATTGGATTTCTGATACATATCCATCTTATCTAGATAACCCTGATTACGAAGCTCTTTGAACACAAGATTACCAAAAGCAAACTCACCATCTTTGGCGATAGAATCACCTCTCATTTTTTTAATTTTTTGTTTAATCATATCAAGAGTGCCATCTGTGGCATTCTGAGCAATCATGCTATCAATCAAATCTTTATAGAACTGAACTTTCTTCTGTAAATGATAGTCGTTTTCAAAGTCAATGTCAAGATGTTGCGGCATTGATATCCACTCGTTATTTCTTATTGAATAAACACCCTGATTTGCATGTGGTTGTTCTGAAATATCTTGAGCATATAGTTCTACAGGATATCCGTAGATATTAATATTCTGATGTGATAATGTCCAGAGAATCTTTTTATCTTGTAAATATTCGTCTACAAGAGCTCTATCTGGATTTAAATCATCTCTTGATATGACAAGATGTAAATCAATATCTGAAAGAGGAGTATAATTGAAATTGACATTACCACCAGTAATAATAATGTCTTGTACTCTATCTGGAGATATTTTAGCAAAATTCATCCAGGCAGCTGCTATTTGAAGCAGTTTACCTCTCACTTCATCTTTGAGTTTGAATCCGTCCCATATTTTAGAATTTAATTCTGTATGATACTGTAGAGTAGTATCTTCTTTTACTGTATTACGTCTAAGAATAGAAGTTAATACGGAGGATTTAACTTTTTTTTTAGGAGCAGTTTTTTTGTTTCCGGCAATATATCTAGCAACTGCTGATTTAGAAATACCGGGTTCTCTTTGATTTGCTGCCAATCTAGTATCGCCTGTTCCTGCTATACCGCCCACATTGTTAACAGCACCCATTTCTTCCATTAACTCCAATTCTCGTAATGTTTTATTAAAATCTTCTTCTAAAGAAAACATTGAGTCTGTTAAGACTTCTTCTTTTAATGGAGCAGATCTGAGCAGCAACATGGCTGCGGCCAATGTGGCAATTCTTGTTTTACCAAAAGGAACTTTAGCAATCAATTTCTTGAGATTGATAATCATAATATCAAAAAGACCAAGCGCACTTTTTTCTTGTGAAGTAAACGAGTTTCTGTTCTTGAGAAAATTGCCATTTTCATCAATAAGGTGTAGAGCGTATGCTGGCATTTTATTAAATGGTGTTATCAATTTCTTGATAAACTGATAAGTTAATACTGCGTCTACTATCATCAGATGTTCCTAAGCTCGTTTAATATGAATTCGTTTAAAGGTATTTCTGATGTATTTATTGTTTTATACTCTATACCTAAATTTTCTATTTTATCAGGCAGGATATTCAAGAATAATAAAAATGGTTTTAGATATTCTTCCATGCCTTTGCACTTTAAAAATAACATCTTTGCGGTATGTACAGGCCCAAATACGTTATTAAGAATAATAATATGATTGAGTATTAATCTCTCTTTAAGATCGTTTTCTTCCTGATATCTGTTTAATAATCTTTTGACATATTTAAATCGTTTTAAATCATCATAAAATTCTATAGTATCATAACACTGGGGATTATCATAATGTTTTGCAGCGTATAATAAAAAATTGGTCTCGTCAAGTTTATCAATCATTGTTTTTAAAAATACTCTTATTAACTATTATTGGTATCTATGTTCCAGGCACCGTCTATATAACATGCTGTAGCAAAAGATCTGGACCATGTTGATGTAAATGGTTTCCACTCTGCATTTGAACTATCTACATTATAACCTCTAAAATTATCCATCCAGATATAAGTATTATCCATGTGAGTGCTTGATTTAGCAGCAAAATACATTATCTGTCCATTTGAACCTGCTGGTAGATAATAATTGTATGCTGTGGTGTTGGCATACAAATATTGTATGCTTGTGTTAACATCTAATTTTGTTGCAGTTGTTTTATAATTTGTAGAATTTGCCGAATTATTTGCGCCAGAACCCACATTGGTAATTGAAAATGTCAAAGTGGCATTTGAAATTGTTGTATTAGAGATTGTAATGCTTTTATTAAATGTTACATTATTAGAAAAAACGGTAGTTGCATTAATATTAGAAAAGAAATTTCCAACCGTAATCTTATTGGTTGAAGGAGATCCAGCTGGATCATTAACGACTACTACCAAATCGTCATTTGTTACGCTAGTAAGTGCATTTAATTCGGAAATTTTAGGCATAGCACTCTCTAATAAGATTGTTGGATTATATATTTATAAGATTTTTAATCATGCATTTAAATATAAAAAAAGGGAGATTTTTTTCCCTTTTAATTATCTTATTCTCAGTATAATTATAAATTATCCTAATCTGGTATAACCATAATTTATTGTCTGACTGGTTCCGCTGTTGTTGGTAATACCAAAAGCAAATTTCCAAGCCGTTGTTGTGCTCACTGTGGCAGTGCTGATACCATTTAATGTTCCAACAATCTGAGTGGGTATTGCTGTGAGTACCAAGGCATTGCCGTCTGCATAATACCAACCATAACTAGTGCCTAACACTGGTACATTTTGATTGGTCACAACAACTGTAGCAGTATAGGTAACTATGCCACTAGGAATATTGCCATTTACCCATAATGTGTAGGTACCTGGCCCTGGTACACTAAAGTCTTTTGAGTTAGTACCTGAAGCTAATGTCCAGCTACCTGTATTGGATGTAAAACTACTTGCAACAATATTTTGACCAGTTGCAAATGTACCAGTTGAACCCGTATATCCAGTATCACCAATAGAACCAGTATATCCTGCTGATCCATTATATCCTGCTGATCCATTATATCCAGTATTACCTGTAGAACCAATGAACCCTACACCTTGCGAACCTGTATATCCTGCTGATCCAGTATATCCTGCTGATCCATCATATCCTGCTGATCCATTATATCCTGCTGATCCAGTATATCCAGTATTACCTGTAGAACCAATGAACCCTACACCTTGCGAACCTGTATATCCAGTATTACCTGTAGAACCCGTATATCCTAAAGAACCAGTATAACCAATGTTACCATAAGAACCTGTATAACCAATAACACCTTGTGAACCTGTATATCCTAAAGAACCTGTTGATCCATTATAACCAGTACTGCCTGTTGATCCATTATAACCTGATGAGCCTCTAGATCCGGTATATCCATTTGAACCAGCAGTAGCAGAAAGATACCCAGTTGAATTTACTGTAAGATTATCACCAACTTTTATTACACCAGCAGAAGTGTTGTTGGCATAGTTGGCAAATGTTTGAAGTGTGTTGGCTAAATCATTAACTTTAATTTTTTTTGTAGAAGGCAACCCCTGAAGATCGTGAACTACAGCGAAATAGTCATTTGCAAATAGTGATGTAATTTCATTAAGCTCAGAAATCTTTGGCATTATAACCTCTGTAAATCATTTATTTATGTCAATAAAAAAGGGGGATTGCTCCCCCTTTTTGATAATAGTATTTTGTTTATTATGCGTCTGGTAACACCAGATCATCTGCACCATCGCCCTGTATTGTGCCCATGGCAACAAGTGTTTCGTATTGAACACGACCGGCACGTCCACCAGTGCCTACTTTACGTACATTCCAACCAGCATGTGCCATACCTTTATTCTTAGCACCGCCAGTAACAACAGTTGCAGCTGCTGTTTGACCTGTTAGTGAATGACCTGTTTCAGTAAGGCCTTTTGTTAACGTAATTCTATCTGCTACTGCTGATGAATTGGTTAGTGAAAGAGCAACCACTGTATTATTAGCAAAGTTAACATAATATTGTGTTTGATTTGCTAAAGGAGAAATAGCCGTATTACCTGCTGAGTTAGCATAAGTAACAATATCACCGGCAATAAAATAAGGAGCTGATGAAATAGCAATAGTGCTATTTGCGCCACCGCCAGTTCCACCTGTTACAGCAGAGTTAGCATTGAACCCTGTAGTTGCTGGTGCTGGTAGTACAAATGTTGGACTGGTAATATAGTTGTTACCATTGTTAAGAACACTAACTGAAGCAATTCTACCAGTGCTATTAGCAACACCAAATGCGTTGGCGCTTAGTGCTAATCCTGTATTAGCACCACCAAGAGTGATAGTAAATGTACCGTTTGCTGTGTTAGATGTATAACCACTTCCGTTGTTAGTTACTGTGATATGAACAACAGGACCTTTATTAACGCCAATTTCTGTTGTATCTGCACCAAACTGACCTACAATTTGATTGGTTACAAAAGAACCTTTAGATGTATTTCCATAAAAAGCAGATCTATTTGTTGTATTTGGAGCACCGAAAAATCCAGTTACACCCCAAAGTACTGAGTTACCTGCTACGTCTGTATTGCCCCATTGAGCCATTTTAATCTCCTTTAAAAAATTAATACAAAGAACATAATACTGTTCTTTTATTTATAATTTTATAAAATTACATAGATTTAGATGTTGCTCTGAGCATCCATTGATGTTTTCTATGAATTTCATGACGTGCTTGTAGAAAATTGCTAAGTCCAATTTCACCAGCATCATTTGCCATTTTATCTAAATTAGCAATCATAAACATAATTTTAGTATTATCTGCAATAGCCATATTAATCATTTCTGGTGCAGGAATAGGTTCAATTTGATCTGCAATAGAACTCATTGCACTAAATCTTGTGAATGAACCAGGAGCATATGCCTGGAGAGCTCTTATATGTTCTGCAATACCATCTGCTGCTTCAAATACATCTTCATAAAGTTTTTGAAAAAATTTATGATATTGTGGGAAGTTGGGTCCTTCTACATTCCAGTGAAAGAAGTGTAGTTTTAGATAAAACGCAAAGTTAGATGCGTGATATGCCTTCATTTTTTCAATTAACTGATCCATTATGCGTCTCCTGATCCTGCTGCACCACCGCCACTACCACCACCCGAACTTGCGCTCTTACCGGGATACGCAGTGTGTATTTTATTGTCAGATCCTCTGAATATTTCTTTTTTGATTGTTATCAACTTACCAGAAGGATCTCTTACTTGTAATTCATTTATGAATGTTTTAAATGTTTTCATTAACCTTTATCTAATACCGATGTTGGAGTAGAGGACCAATATTTACATGACCAATAATTGGCTTTCCATCTTGGTCCTGGTGTTTCGCAATGATGTCTAGCTCTGTATGATTTTTTTCTTGATGGTTGATCTCTTTTAATTGAAAGATGAGGATCGCCAAAATTAACCTTTACAACATTGCCTTTATCATTTTTTACATAAACAGCACGTTTCTTAGGACCGCCGGGTGTATGGAATGGTTTACCAAGTTTAACTCTGTGTCCATCATGTTCTGCTTCTTCTTCAATTTCACCCCAATCTTCATACAATTCATTACCTAAAGGAGTAAATATTTCTTCAGTAAGTCCTAATTCTTCGTTCCACTCTTCTATAGAACAACCTTGTTCTTGAACATTTAAAATATCATGATCTTCTTCAATGGATTTCCAGCCGCCGCCTTTGGATTTATACCATTTAACTGCCCAACCATTTGCATATGCTGAAGGATATACATCAAATTTTTGTTTTGCCAAACTTTTGGCTTTTGACCATAATAAAGAATTGGTGGGTGCATGTTTTTCTTGTATATATTCTTCATTTTTGGGTTTCTTGCCAGCTTTCTTCATAGCAATAGCTATTGCTGCTTGTTGTGCAGGATTTGCAGCTTCTGTCTGAACATTGATAGGCGCGCCACCTTTGCCTGGACGATCGGCAACTGGATCTTCTCTTCTTTTTCTACGGACAGCGGCCGCACGATCTTCTTTATCCATGGCTTTGGCTTTAGCTACAGGAAGACATTTGGGTTTACCTTCACCAGGTTCTCTTGCACAATCGCCTTTGATGTTGCCTTTGGTGTCCATTCGAACCCATTTGTCTTTAAACCAATCATTTAAATCTTCATTCATACCAATGCCAGGAGGTACTTTATCAACGTCAGGAAACACATAAGGTCCTGGTTTTTTTATACCTGCAGCTTTTCTGACAGCATTTTTTACTGCGTCATAAGCAGCTTTAGATTTGTATGGAACACCTTCTATTTCATGACGTCTATGTACAGCACCAACTAATTGTGGCGAGAGTTCAAATAGTTGTTCAAAATCTTCATTAGTTTTCTTTTTAATTGCATCATATGCAGCAGAATTTTTTTCCATCTCTTGGCGATATTTGTCGCTGGAGTTGGGCTCTACGCCTTTTGCTTTCATAGCTTTTTCAATTTTAGAAGCAGAAGATACATAGCCTTTGCCATACTTCTCATCGATAATTTTCTTTACGATTGATTGCTGACGATATGGTCTATCATCTTTTTTACGATCTTCACCATTACGAACAGTTAAATCGATAGTGTGTCTATCTTGACCTGAACGAGGAACAGCTTCTCTCCACTTGCCAAATTTTTCTTCAAACATAGAATCAATATTTTCTTCTATCTCATTCATAACACTATCATAGATATCATTTAGTTGACTCAATACATTTTCATTCTGCATGGGATTGATGTCAATCTGATCTGTTTTGCCCGAAGGATTGGCTTCGGTTCTGCCGACCATGGTGGATCCTTTAGATATCGTATCTTTGATTTTACCCGTCTTTAATTTTTTAGAACTGGTGGTCTTGTTATCTTTTATATCTTTAGCATTATCTGCAGGAGCTTGTGGTGTTTGTTGATTGGCTGCCATGTTATCTCTCGGGTTAGATTTTTATATATTTATAATTAAAAATTTGTGTTTTCGATATCGGCATCTTCTTTAATGCTCTGAATGTGTCCCATGATCTCTTTCACATGAGGATGGAGAGCTTTAGGTAACGCTTTCTTAACACCTTCTGTATCGCCTGCATGTGCCATGGCTCTAACTTTGGTTCCTGATACACCAGCTGTACCTTCAGCATCGGGATCACGAGCTCCTGCTGAATGTACAGTAATTTTTTTAAAGTTAAATAGAGCACCTTCGTGTGTACCATTATACTTATGGAGCAATTTATGATACTCGTCCACACGATCAGAACCAGCGACCATATGGAGATGAGTAACTCCTTGCTTATGGAGCTTTGCTGCTTGTTGCAACACGCTAGGAGCTTCGCTGTCAGAATGAGATACAACGGATGTCTTTGCAGCAACTTTCTTCAAGTAGCCTATTTTAGCTTTGGTCGGGACTGGATTCTTGGATGAATCCTGTGAATGAGAAGCTATGATGTTTGCTCCTACACCATGTTTAGCAGCAACTTTTTCTGTAGCATGTATCAGTTTTTCATGGCCTACAGTCGGCGGATTGAATCTTCCGAACGCAAAGACACCGTGTTTGATCTCTTCTTCAGATATAAATTGGCTAAAAGTTTTCATGGTGTTTTTGCCCATGTTTTGGGTTGATTGAAATTTTTCTTTGCAAATTCTTGACGATTAACAGCTTTAACAATCTGTCCTTTATGCTGAACCGTATAACCTTCAGGAGTTGTTTTTTCACCTCCTATAGATTGCTGCATAGGATTGGAAGTTTCTTGTGCTTTATGCAGACCATGAGTAACAATATCTTTTGCTGCCTGTATATGATAATGTATCTGCAATGCTTTGGCAAAATGTTTTTCATGTGTATCGTGATGAGCAAGAGCATTATTCATGGCTTCTGTTTTTCTTGCTTTTGCAGCATCAGTTTTAACCTTGTCCACTTCATTGCCCATGCGTTCTGCAATATGAGAACGTAAACCTGCAGTAGAAGGTTTTTCACCTGTTCTTACTGTTTTGTTTATATAAGTGCTCATGTGTTCATCGTGTTTGCCGATAATATCGTGATGTTCTGGTGGCAATTTATTATGAATTTCTTCTGCTTTACTAAGGTGCTGTTCTACCTTGGCGCTTTCTTCTGGAGTAAGATGATTCATTTTGCTTTTGCCTCCGTGGATATTAAATGCACATCAGGATGCTTTTTAAATACTGAATGATCGGTGATTGGATGTGCATGCAAAGTTTCCGGATGTTCAGGATTTCCTTCAAATTTAGTATGAAAAGCAAGACCAATTTTCGATTGTTCCATTTTCTTACCTTCAGTAGTGCCTTTTTTAACATGGTATGTGATAGTATTGGGTTTAAATGTCATTTCATTATCTGAATGCTGTATCTCATGCGTATCGTGCATATAATCCCCACCATATATTCCATGTCTAGGAAGAACTTTACCCACATGATTTAACAAATGGTGCATTTTCTTTGCAAGACCTGGAGAGTGTCCAAAATGTTGATCAACTTCTTCGTGTGTAGAAGCCCAGCGTGGATTGTTGCCAAGAGCAGAGTGTTTAGTAGCAACCATAACAGCACCTGTCTCCGGATGGCGCATGGCAAGAAAAGCAGGTGAGCCATCTACTTTTGTTGATACATGAGTATCAGCAGGCATTGATCCGGTTTTTAATCCGTGGTGCAACGCTCTTATAGTAGATACAGCATGTGCAAAACCCGCTTTACTTTTAATAGCATTATCTTCAGGATGCTCTTGATGCTTGGCAGAAGCAACACCCGTACCTTCTGTAATATATTCTGCAAAAGTTTTCATTATTATTATGACCTTTCGTCAGCTTTAATATTTCCTGAACGACCCGTCTTTTTAGGTAGCGACGCTCGTAATCTTGGACCTCTATGATCAACTTCGTTAACATGTTGAATAGATGCTGTTTTATTACCACTTGCAGATTTAACAAGATAAGAAGCAGCATGAGGTGAATTTTCTCCAAATTTACCACGTCCAGTCGTAGCTTCTTTTCTGACAAAAGAGTTCAAATGTGGATGAGCATCATGAACAGCATTAAGAACAGCTTGTGCTTTATTTTTATGCTCTTGTTGTTTTTCTGGTGAAGCAGTTTTCATAGCATTTAAATGATGAGTAACTTCATCCATTTTACTCATTATATCATTATGAATAGCATCTTTTGCTTTTTTAGATTTTTTAGCATAATCAGGATGAGTATCTAACATTTCTCTAGCAGCATGATCATGAACTGCTTTATTTTCTTCTGGGCCGCCCGACATTAATTGTGAGCCACCACCTTTTTTCAATGAAAGTTTAAGACCAGATCCTTCTTCAGAACCCGGTTTAGAAATAGATACATCAGATTTAGAAACAGCACCTTTAGTTGCACCATGTTTCTTCCATAAAGGAGATACTTCTCCTCTGCTAGCTCCCATAACTTTAGCTTGATGTCCTTCTTTTACAGCTTTTTTAAAATCAGGATGTTTGGCTATAGCATGAACAGTATTTACCGCATCTGATAATTCTCTATGATAATCTTCTATTGATGCTGCTGTTTTTTTACCGCCTTTGAAACCAGCAGATGGAATTTTGCTATGATGTAACGGATGTGTTTTATCTTTTTTTGCTTTTTCTAATTCAGCATTCATTGCGTCTTTATCGTGAGTTAATTTATGTTTAACCATATGATTCCAAACATGAGCGAAAGCATGTTCGTCACTATATCCTGATTTTGCTGCTGATTCGGTTATAAAAGTTAAAAAAGTTAACATAATCGCTCCTATTATCTAAATACAGTTTATTTCTTATATTTATTTAAATAAAAAAAAGAGGCTGTGTCAACCTCTTTTTTTGTAGATTTTTAATTAAAACATTAAAATTAATCGTTATAATATTTTATAGCGTGATTGTGTATAGCTTTAAGTGTATCTGCTGAAACACTTTTGTGCTTTGGTGAACCTTCACCTTTTTCAACACCGGAAGAAACAAGATGCATTTTATTTGTTTTTGAATTATGCACTATGTATTGAGCTGTATCTCTACCACCTGGATTTGTGTGATATACATGTTCATCACCTTTTGAAAAAACATGCTCTGCATCACGTCCTAGTGATGTGTCTTGAGAACCTTCAATTTTCTTTGTTTTTTTAATCTTTGCAGTAATTTCTTTGTTTTCACCTGTACCTTCTCTTACAAGCTGTTTTGATATAAATTCTGCATAATTGTTTACTACGTTTGTCATTATATTCTCCTAGGTTAATTTAGATATTGTATTATAGTCTATTTATGGTATTTATAATCCAATCATCTTAGACTGATACTTGAACGATCCTTTGAAGTCATTACGAAGCCATTCTTCTAGGATCTCAAACCTAAGAGCAGAAACATCTTCACCTTCGTTTATAAGATCATTACGAGCTTCCTTACAGAAGTTAAGTAACGACTGAAGCGATATATTGGCACCATCATTTAACGACGCTGCATGAGTCTTGCCGGCACGTTGATTAGACATAAAAAAAGCCTCCATTGCTTATATTAATAATATAGCATGGAGGCTTAATTATGTTAAATGTAATGATTACTGAATGGTAGCCCAGATCTTCTTTACGTCTGCCTTTTGAGCAGCTGTAAGAGGAACGTAATCTAATTCTTGCGCCATCTTATCGTTGGCATAACCAAATTCAAAGAATTTAATTGCAGCCTTGGAAGCATCCTTATCAGCCGGATCCTTGTACATTACAATATAAGAAGTAGCAACCATTGGCCAATTTGTTTGGAATGAAGCAATACCTGGAGTAACTTTTAGAAATTGATGAGTATTGCCACCACCTTTAGAAACTAACATATCTGCAACTTGAAGGTTGTTCTGCTTGGCAAAAGCATACTCGACGTAGCCAATTGAACCGTTAGTCTGATATACGTTAGCAGCTACACCATCATTGCCTTTGGCTCCAATTGCACCACCAAGCCACTCAACAGTCTGACCGGTACCATAGTTCTTCTTCCAATCAGCATTTGCTTCTGAAAGAAACTTTGTGAAGTTCCAGGTTGTACCTGAACCATCAGCTCTACGAATTTTAATAATTGGAAGATCAGGAAGTTTTACGCCAGGGTTGGCGTCAGCAATTTCCTTGTCATTCCAACGTTTAATTTTTTCCATATAAATCTTGGCAAGAATGTCTGTTGTTAATGTGAGGTGATCAACTTCTTTAAGATTGAAGATTGGAACAATGCCACCAACAATCATTGGGAATTGTACCTGTCCCTTCTTTTCTAGATCTTCTGGCTTTACTGGAATATCAGTTGCACCAAATGTAACAGTCTTTGCATCGATTTGCTTCATGCCAGCGCCTGAACCAATAGATTGATAGTTTAATTGATTGCCAGAAGCCTTTTTGTAAGCATCTGCCCATTTTGAATAAATTGGATATGGAAATGTAGCACCTGCACCATTGATATCAGAGGCAAAAGCTGCAAATGGAAGAATTGTAATTAAAACCGCAAGAAATAGTTTCTTAAACATGATAACTCCTATAATAAAAAATAGTGGAAAATTTTCCACTCACGTATATAGAAAACTTATGTGTCCGTTTTATTACAATCATGTTGAATATAACAAAATTGTAAATAACAATCACAAAAAAAGGCGCTAAAAAGCGCCTTTTTTATTATTAAAAAATATTAGAACTTAACTGTCAAACTAGCACCGACATAATCGCCAGTTGCATTGAGAGCAGAATCATAGTTACGAGCAATCTTTGCGCTCACGCTATAAGTCTGATTAAGATCAACTGTTACACCAGTGCCAATCTGGTGGCTCTGATAGCTATAAGCAGCGCTATCAATTGCGTTGCGATAACGATACTGAACAGCATTAAGAGTAATGCCATCAGACACCTTATAGTCTGCATTGCCATAGAGCGCATAATAAGGATAATTGGCAGAGTCAGTGAACCGCTCACCAACGCCAACCTTGCCACTTACAACAACACCAGACATTGCAGGAAGCGCATAACCAGCCTGTGCTTCGATTGTCTGCTTTAGCAATGAGCTTGGAGCCTGAGTGGTGCTAGCAACACCACCAATGCTGAAACCACCACCAAGAGAATGCTTGTAAGCAACTGAGTATGCATCGTCAGCCTTTGTACCAAAATTAGTACCCAGATCCTGACCATATGTTACAGTTAAACTATCCACACTGGCAGGTGCAGCAGCGACAGGTGCAGGTGCAGCAGGAGCTGCCTTCTTGGAAGGAAGATCAGTTGCATATGCAGATGTAGCCATCAATACAGCCACAGCGGAAATAATTAGCTTGTTCATTTAGTACTCCTTAGTTTATAAAAAATAGATTAACCGTCAACGACTAAATCTTCATTTGAAAGATTATTTTCACGTGCCCATTGAACAACTAATCCGATTGCACGTCCATGGGCTTCAATTTCCCAGGGCGTATCCCAATAATCAACTTTCTTAGTATCGAATCGTTTACCACAAAATTTGTAAACATGTTTCTCACGTTGAAGTTGATAAAACTCTCCTTTGGCCCACTGCTTGACATGAACAAGCTCGTGAGCTAATGTATTTAGTAGCAGCTGAATTGTTTGATTTGGTTCAATCTCAATCTCAAACTCTTCGGGTCTCAGATGTTGATCTTCCCAGATACAATTACCGTATTGGCTTGTTTCTTTAAACAATCCTTTTTTAAATTTAACAACAATATTTAAACGTTCATTCTTGGATGGTGTAAAGAATTTGTTTAAAACAAAAGAAGCCAAACTATTAAGATATTCTAAATCTTTTTCTTTCAGTTTCTTTGTGCCTTTAAATTCAATCACGGATTGTCCCTTTTGATATCTCGAGTTCGTTTTTGCATTGCTGCCTGCCTTACCAAATGATCACACCAGGCATAAGGTGTATCTCCACCCTCGTATGCGTGCAGATATCGCAATCTGGTTACACCAATAGGATTTATTTTCATTTTTTTAAATTCATCAGCAACTTTAATCATCCATTCATCAAAGCTGGTATTCTTGTATGTATAAACATTTGCCATTTGATTAAGCTGCCTTCAACATGTTAAGGGGAACTATGTAACTTGTCGTAGCAGGCACACGCTGCATCTTGGCCGTGTAGGCATAAGAATTTGGAATTGTGCATTCTACAGTTGCCTTTTTAGTTTTAATGGCCTTAAGCACACCAGAGTAATTAATGCCCTTATGAGTGAAGGTGACGTTCTGTCCTGCCTTCAAAACATATTTTGCTTGTTTGGCTAGCTTCTCACGGCGAATCTTTGAAACCTCAGAAATAGCAACAAGCTGTTCATGAGTTGCTTCGAGAGCAACAAAAGCGAGAATAAGATTGAAATCGGTCATTTTGTTTTCCTATGTGTTTTTTTTTCTACGATTATATAATAAAAGATTTTAGTCGCTTGTCAAATCGTTCTCTCGATCGCCCTCTAACATGTCGTCATCAATACAATCATTCTCATCAACTTCATTAATGTCATCGGTTGATATTCCCCACACGGTGTTATCCACGAAACCATCTGGCTCTTGTGACAGTTCCAAGGCTTTAGTTTCGGCTTCTTCGGCGCTAGCGGCAACTATTTCTGTTGAATATGTCACAACGCGAGTAACCCAATAAGTCTTGTCGTTCATTTTGTTTTCCTGTGTTTTCATCATATTATAACTATACGATATTTTAAGAAAAAAGTCAAGCCCTAATCGACATTTTAATTAAAATAAATCTTCTTCATCTTCATCAATTTCTTCAACTCCACATTCGTCAAACACATCGAGAATATCGTTAAGAATTTCATCATTTTCTGCTAATGGCTCAAGAATGTTAAGTAAATATTCTAACTGTTCTTCTGTAAATGTAACCGTAAATTTCATTTTCGTTTTCCTTTGTTTCTTTATAATACCAATATACGACATTTCTATCTAAATGTCAAGCATTTTTATTAAAAAATAAGAAATTTTATTATTCAATGAAATCAATGGGTTAGAGGACATAACTAACCCATTGAAATCATTGACTAATTATTATAAAGGATCGCGTCCTAATTCATGTACGAAAAGCATGAATTTAGCGTAGGTAGGAAATATAAGTGTCAGATCCCAATTTTCGGGATAGGCACGATCATAGTGTATTTTCTTTACGTTAGCATCAGTTTCAGCCATGATCTGAAGTAGGTCACCAAGAACTGTATCGTGTTCGAAGCGGAAAGTACCAAAATGTGTAGCCATTTGTTTTTCCTTTCTTTGTTTATAATACCAATATAACAAAGATAAGCAATAAAGTCAAACGCTAAGGAATCAAAAAATGCAGTGATTTCAATAGGTTGTCACTTTTATGAAAAAATAAATTATTCAGTGATTTCAATGAGTTCTGCGAGAGATGGGTAAATACGTGTAATTTCATGCCAACATTTTATCGCTATTTCACGATGTTCTTTTTGAGTACCATTAGCCATACGTAGCATACAGTAGTGAATCCAGCTTCTAACAGAACCAGCCATATAAAGACGAGAGATAGTAAGACCTTCTGGCAATACCGCACGAGCCTGTTCTTTTGCAATTCCATTTTTAATTGCCCAATCATATTCTTTTTGTGCATATTCAATTACTATCTTTTGACGCTCATTCCACATGTGTTTGAGCTCTGGATCATCTTTAACTTCGATTGAGTTCTGTCTGTTCTTGGTATCTTGGAGACGGGCTTCACGAGTGACAAATCCGAGGTCTTGGGTTGGATCCGCGTATCTCTGGCTAAACTCTTGGAAAGAGAAGCTACGGTGGCGTAAAATCTGTCTAGCGATATCACGTGTTGTCTCTATCTCCATTGTAATATGAGCCATTTCGAAAGGGCTCCAATGTTTGTTCTTTACAAGATATTTCAAGAGCTTAGTTGATGTATCTGTGTTTCCTTGATTGGAAGGATTGGACACTCTTGCAACATATGCAATAAAGTCATCCGCAGACATAGGGGATGTAGGATTAGAATAGGAAACAATATGTACTTTCATCGTTCACTCACAAAATCATAATTAGAATTGAAAATGTCTTCACGAATAGGATAAACATCATTGAAGTTACCCATGATGATCCAATCACCGTATTGAGCTTTCATTACACCTTCGAGAGTATAGATTATTGCACATGGTTGATCATCACGATCGAGATGGGTAATAAATGCTTTTTTGTTACTCCATAACTTCAATTCTTCATCAGTAAGTTCTTGAGTAAATTGAATACACTTAACAATGATTGGTTTCTTTTTAACTTGATATTCTGTAATCATCATGCCCTCAATCAATATAAGCCAATGGATTCATTAAATCTATAATTTTCCTAGGAGTTTCTTCTACTTCCCATTGTACGCCAGTAAATCCACCAAAAATAAATGTTTTAAGTCCGCCATTATTACCAGGAGCATCATAAATTGCAGTAATATGATCTGGATTAATATAAAGCGGATTGCCTTTATGGGCATCTGCATCGTTTGTTAATTTAATAAGTTTTGTCATTTGTCTATAAACTCCGTATTAAATGCTATAGAAATTCTATCATGTTCAGATAAATTTTGCGATACACCATGTTCCAACCAACCAGGAAACATTATTAACTGATTTTGCTCAGGACTAATAATCCATTTAGATGAATTGTAGGCATTGTATTCTTCAAATATATCTTCAGTAACAAAAAGTGGTTGTAAAATAGCAGGATGTTTAAATTCAATGTTTCCGGAATTTTCAGGAACATCTATGTAAAACACACCTGAAATGTATGAATTAATGTGTGTATGAAAATTATTATAACTGAAAGGAGGATTTATATTAATCCACATACTTTCAACTGCTAAACGTTTTGCATCTTTAAATTTAAAAATTTCTCTCAGATTCTCAAGACGAATTTCAATCTCAAAAATTAAATCTTGCATTTCAGGAAGATCATCAACAAAGTCGCTTTGAAACCCGCCTTTGTTAGTAAAGGATCTTGATTGTTGATTATTTTTAATATCGTAGCTTAAACGTCTTATATCATTAAGATCAATATCTAATTTTCCATAAGAAAGAAGATTAGCAAATAAAGGAATTGCGTTCATATTACTCATTTTTAAAATTGGTGCCCACGGTCAGACTCGAACTGACACTTTGGAGATTTTAAGTCTCCTACCTCTGCCATTGGGTTACGTGGGCTTAAATTGGCGATCTCAGGACGACTCGAACGTCCAACCTGCCGCTTAGAAGGCGGCTGCTCTGTCCTGTTGAGCTATGAGACCATTTGTATTAGTATATAGATACATTTAAATGCTCACGAAAGAACTTCTTTAATTCTTTCTCAAAGAACTCAGGTGGCATAGTTTGATATGTAGTATAGAGTTTTTCTACGAAAGCTCTAGTAATGTTTGGCTTATGAGCTTTGCCATAGACTGTGAAGCCCTTGTCTTCAATCCTATCGATAAGATCTTGAACATCATATCCATTTTCATGTACATCATATCCACGACTCTCAAGCTCATTTATAAGGTCATAGTCATCGATTTCGTCTAAATCAAAATCAACTTCTGTTGTAAGCGTTGGCATTATTATCTCCTAGAATTTGGTAGGCGTGCAAGGATTTGAACCCTGTCGAGAACGGTAATCTGCCGCTGAAAGCCTTATAAGGACTCCCTGTGTACCAACACCCACGCCCATAATCACTTATATTTTTTGTCTATTTCTTTTATTCTATTCTCAAGATAGTATATTATGGCCAATTGGTCAATCGAATTTTTTGGTATTAATACATTATTAATTTCATCAATAAAAGCAGATTTTTTCAAAGCATCTATTGAATAATTGTGTGTGTCAATCCCAGAGAGCTTCGTAGTATTTTCCAAATAATCTAAAACCGTTGGACTTTCTAGATTGCCAAGCATCATGACCCTCCTTGTCATATACATGAGTATCTTCTGGACCCCTCACCATCTCATGGAAGGTTTCGCCATTTTCTTGTATTTCTTTAAATTGCAAATCAATATGGCCTGAATGAAATTGACTTGAGGCCTCGTCATCTAATTGTTGAGCGAAAGCCCAGATCATTTCATCTAGAATCCATTCCCAACGTTTATGATGATTATCGTCAGTATCATAATCATTCTCTTTGGGCGGAGCAGAAGTTGAACGAAGTCCTTCTGGCACATCTTCATCTTCTGTCCATGGTGAACCATGCTTGGTTTTTTGTAGCTGAACAAGCATGGGATGAATGATATATGCCAAAGTATGATCCATGGACCAGGTATCCCAGGGATCAATCTTTACAGAAATTTTTCGCTCACTATTTATTTTTTTAGGAAATTTTCCAAGATTAACTTTCATTAAAACACCAACCAGTTGTTTTCTTCATCATAAGTATATTTTTCTAAATTCTTAAGACCTTTAATAAAACCATTATGTGGTGCCATATTATATCTGGCTACTTTATGTTCAGGTTGTGTATGTGATATTTTATCTTCTGTTGCCACAATTACCGGAGCAGGGTCCACAACATACATTGCCATTTTAAATCCGTTTGATACACCCATCATATGATCGATAGAAACACCAAGAGGAAGATATCCACGATTATGATCAAATTTATCTAGAGCATCCAAACATGATCTGGCAGTATTGGGAGTAAGTGCATAACCATGAGTGCCTTCAAATTTATTAATTTTAATTTTTTCAAAAGGATCTGAAATACATTCATAGTCGTCTCTATGATCCACACGATAACCCAGGAATACCCATTCGCCATCATTGACATCGACATCCAGGAAGTTACGTTTTACAATAGCATCATGTTCAAATACTGCTACAGCGCCCTGATGCTTATTTGCTACTTCTTTCCAAATAGCAAGATGTCCAGTTAGACATAGTTGTTCTTTAAACCAGATAGTCATAACATCATTAGTGGTTTCATGATCATCACAACGAGGATCGACTCTAAATCCCCATTTGTCTAAAATGTTTTTTGTTGTGGTAGGAAGTTTTAGACCAAGAAAAGGTGTGACAGGAATTCCATACTCTTCACACGAAGCTTTACACTCTTCCATATACTTAACAGCATCTGGAGTATCAATATACAAAATATAAGCATGTTCTATTTTCATGTCACACCTTTATTAATAAAATGGTTGCGCAGCTAGGAGTTGCACCTAGAATTGAGGATTATGAGACCGCTGTGATACTGTTTCACTACCGCGCTTCAATTAATCATGCATCACGAGAGATGTAATGATGTCTAATCTTTTGTGGTTTAAAATATTTATCTACTAAATCAAACACTGTATCCATATTGTATGGTTTGCAACTAAAGATGTCAATATAAAAATTGCCATCTGTATCACAAAAATGTCCAGTGATATTAGATGTTTCAATCATTTGGCAAAAACTGATACCAGCTTTGTCAGCAGCATGTGTTGCAAAACGTTCAATCCACGGATCGCCAAAAGCAATCATATCAATATCCCATACTAAATGAGTAATGAATTCGCGAATATTTTGTTTAGAACCAATAAGTTCTTTATCGCCTGCAGTACAATCGAGAAGTAGATGATAACCCCAAGTTTTAGTCATTGTGGTAGATACCTTTCTGGATGTGTAAAAAAATATTTATTTTGGCTGGGAGACAGGGACTCGAACCCCGATAAGCAGATTCAAAGTCTGCGGTCCTACCATTAGACGATCTCCCAATAAATTAGACGGCAACATGTAATATTTTCTTACAAGTTGCCGCCCAATAATATTTTCATTTTAGATGGGTAAGCATTGTTCTGCAATAAGCTGTTTTATTAGATTTTGGAATTTTTCCACTACCATAATAAGATGCTGCTTTGCATATATCATTATTTGTTTGATCCAATGCATAACGAAGATATAACATCGTATACTCTAGGTTAGTTTCAGGATCGTGAAGTTGCTCACACTTACCTTTAAATCCCATCAACCGAGTGGTAGAACATAGAATCTGACCCAGACCGTATTCACCTTTTTTACCCGTCACATTGGGATCGTATTGTGATTCCAATTCGATGATTGCTAACGCAAAATCTTTTGGAACATTATGTCTTTCTGCTTTTTGTATAACTAAATTTTGTATTTGTATAGCGTCGTATATTATTTTAATATTTTTATCTTCTTTAGCGTATGATGCAGAAACGGACATACTATACCCTAGTAAAAGGGTTAATAGTAGTTTCTTCATTTTTACTCCTTAGTGTTGATGAATAGGAAACTATCCTATTCACTTCTCGTTTTTCAATAAATCCAATTGAAAGGCGATTCATTATTTATTATTTGCAGATTTCTTTCTTTTTATCTGCATATGATTTTAAATCTACCGGAAGTAGAGCATTCTTTACTGTTTTACTATCAGGAATAGGAAAAACAATGCCAGATACAGCTTCTATGTCCAAAACTGTAGTCTGATACTTAGTAAAATCTTGATCTAACCCATTTTTATGCGGGAAGATAAAAGCATACGACTTTTTAGTTGCATTGTCAATAAGTATTTTATAAAGATAATCAGGAACTGTTACTTTATTTTCACCAATTTTTTTGCTATTTTCAGAAAAAACATTGCCCGCGTAAATAGTAAATGTGTGTTTAGTAGAATAAACCCAAGCACGTTCTGCTTGTTCTAAATTTTTCCATGTGCCGCGATTAACAGAAGGTAATTGTGGACTCATATTAGACATATAAAATGATTCACGTGCAACTTTAACATCCCAAGACATATCTGCATTGTTGGCTAAATGTCCCTGATCATATCCTGAACCAGCATAATCAGCAGGTGTGGCACGTTGATTCACAGGAAGAGAAGCATCTGCAGCAAATGCATCATCTCTGGTCACACATCCAATCACGTGTTGAGGTGTTAATGTCCAAGACACCCAATTTGGAATCTTTGCAATAGGATCATGTTCTAAAATATATCCCATTCGACAGATAATTGGATGTTTTGCCTTTATCGTTGGCATTCCATAAGGAAGCTGCTCGGAACAAACAGATTGTGGAAAAGGAGGTGTTTGATCAGAACCAAATGCAGCAAATGGAAGTAATGCAAATATTATTAAAAATAGAATTTTCTTCATCGTGTATCCTTTATGTAACGAGCCAGTCTGGTTTATTGAGTGTCCAATCAACCACTTGTTTAATTCTTTCAGTCAAATCAATCTTGGGTTCCCATCCAAGATTCTTCATTCTTTGACCACTCAAAGAATATCTAAGATCGTGTCCTGGTCTTGAAGAGTGAAAGTCAGTCATTACATATTTCAACTCTTTACCTTGAGCATCAGCAATAATTTGCGCCAGCTCTAAGTTATTTATTTCTTTTTTTCCAACAATGTTAAATTTTGGAATTGTTGACCATTGCTTACTATCAATATTATTTAAAAGAAATAAAACAGCTTCTGCGACATCAATAGCATGAATATAATGTCTGCTTCCAGGAATAGTCTTTGTTGCATCACTGTGTACTGTAATTGTTTCACCATCTCTAATTTTCTTAATACACATAGGAATATACTTTTCTGGATGCTGACGCTCTCCAAATACATTCATAGTATGAGTAACAATGATAGGAAGTTTGTAGGTGTTGCGATAAGCAACTGCTAGTTCTTCGCCACCGGCTTTTGTTGCAGAGTAAGGATTAGTACTATTGTAACGATCATACTCATCATAATCTACACCAGGAGGTGCTGGTCCAAATACTTCATCGGTTGAAAAATAGATAAACTTTTCTAATGAACCATTACATCTACGAGCAAAATCAAGAATGTTACAAGTTCCAACAACATTGTCAAGAACAAACTCCATAGGATAATCAATAGAGCGATCGACGTGACTACCAGCGGCCAGATGAAGAATAATATCAACGGGACCAATACGGGTAGCAGTAAGAGGAGTAATAGCAGCCTTAAGATCATGATATACAACCCTCACTCTATGTTTATTTGGATTATCTTTAATAAGGTCGTGAAGTCTGTTTAGATTTCCTGAGAAGTCCAAACGATCAAGGCTAACAACATTCCAATCTGTATTGTTGAGTATGTGGTTTATCAGGTGGTGAGCAATAAAACCTGCACCACCTGTAATCAAAACATTTTTGCTCATTTTAATAATCCTAAAATATCATCTACAGTATTTGATATCATTCTGTTATTAATGACATAATTATAAGTTTCATCAGATGAAATTGAACCCAACCGATTAAATTCTTTCATATATTTAATTAATTGTTCTTGAGTATCGTATGTAAATCCATATTCTTTCATAGTGGCTGCACCAGCAATATTTCTAGCAGCCCATGGAGTATGATTTAGCATTGACTCAAGAAGAACAAGACCAAAACCTTCTTCATAAGAATTTAAAATATAAAGATCTGCTTCAGTAATAGCAGACATAACATCTTCTCTATCATCAATAAGAAACGGTTTAACGAACTCAGTTGCTGCTGGCATAAGATTGCTTCTATTATCATAACCGGCAAGAACAAGAGTCGTATCTGTAAGATTTGCTTTATTAAAAGAATTTACGAGTTCATCAAATGCTTTGTTCTGCCAAAAACCTCCAGCAGATAAAAACATTTTAGAAGTTTTAATACTATATTTTTCTCTAAAACCCGGTTTACCTATTGAAATTTTAGGATCAATACCATGTCTAATTTCTACTGCTTTATCAGTTACATTATATTTTTTAACATGTTCCCAATCAGCCAAAGAAGAACAACCAATATATTTGCTATTTTGTAATGCTTTAAAACAAATTTCAGTATCTACAGGACGAATAATCATATAAAGAATGTCCGAAGGAATAATTTGTGCATGTGCATGAACAAAGTTCTGAGCACTAGCATCACCATGGACTACTATTAGATCCCAATTTTCCATAAGAATATTAGGATCGCTAGAGACTCTTACTCCGTTCCAATTACCTTTATGTTCTACTGTAAATACTGCTACTTCATGACCTCTGCCAAGAGTTTCTTCTGCCATATCACGAACATAGTTTTCCGATCCGCCAGGATAAGGTGCGTATCTATGTACAACATAAAGAATTCTTTTCATCTATTTTCCCACTGTTCTAATATTGAAGATGATGAATTACTTTTATATGAACCACCAATACCAAAAGCAAATTCAAAATTATCATCCTGAAAACTAACTTCATTATTATTTGTTTCGTTTCTATCACCACCATTAGCAAAAATAATACGATCATTTTGCCATGTTTGTCTTACAAGTTTAAGAAGATGTAATGCAGAACCATCATCATCATTAAACTCAATAACATAATCTACTGCTTTTAAATTAGAAACAATGGTTTTTCTTTCTTGCCATGGCATAAAGAACTTACCTTTTTTTCTAATTAACCAATTATCTGAATTAATACCAACTACAAGAATATCTCCCAATTCTTTTGCGTTATTGATTAATTTAATATGACCCGAATGAATAGGATCAAATCCACCACTTACAACTATAATTTTTTTCATAGTTTAAGCTCATTCACTTCATTATGATATGTTTCACGGATTTGTTGAGCAATAACGTGCATAATAGCTTGATGAGAATCTTCAACAATACCATAGTTATTTTCATTTGTATGAAGAACAACATCTGCTAAGAGAGAAATTTTACCGCCATCAAAACCAGTAAATGCAATGATAATCATATTCATATCTATTGCTTTTTTAACTGCTTTGACAATGTTAGGAGAATTGCCGGATGCTGATACAACAATAAGAACATCGCCAACATCAGCCATCATATCCAACTGTAAAGAAAATATTTCTTCGTAACCAATATCATTAGCAGTAGCTGTAATAATGGGACCTGATGTCAAAGAAAAGATGCGAGGTTTAAGTCCAGCATCATAATAAAGTCCTTTGCCCATATCACACATAAGATGTTCACTCATAGAGAGCGAACCGCCATTGCCACAAACAAAAATATTTTTCTTGCCTTTTACGGCATTTAAAATAATATCATGAGCAGATTTAAGCTCTTCTTTGTCTACTGATTGAATTGATGCAGATAAACGATTTGCATAATCTTCTAATCTATATGTTATACTCATAATGTCCTCTTGAATGCTTCATAAGTTTTTTTAAGACCCTGTTCCAGGGATGTTTTAGGTTGCCAACCTAATTGCAACACCTTGGTATTGTCTGTTAATTTTTGCATTGTGCCATCGGGTTTGCTGTCATCATAAACAATATCACCTTCATAACCCACAACATTTTTAATATGTGATACAAGTTCTCTAATCGTAATATCAAATCCTACACTTAGATTTATATAATTTTGAAATGGTGATACCAGACTGTCATAATTTTTTTTATCAGCATTTAAAACTGTAATACATGCTTCTGCCATATCTTCGGCATAAAGAAATTCACGACGGGCGTTTCCTGTTCCCCAGATTGTTACTGTAGGAGAATTATTAATTTTTGCTTCATGCATCTTACGAAGAATACCAGCTGTAACATGTCCGTTGGCAAGATCATAATTATCACCAGGACCATAAAGATTACAAGGAAGAACGCTTCTAAAATCTGTACCATATTGTCTGTTATATGCATCACACATCTTGATACCGGCAATCTTTGCCACAGCATATGCTTCGTTAGTCCACTCCAAAGGACCAGTCATAAGATATTCTTCTTTGATAGGATTAGGAGCTAATTTAGGATATACGCATGTAGAACCCAACATAAGAAGTCTATCAACTTTATACTGATGTGCAGCACTGATCACGTTCGTCTGGATCATGATATTGTTATAGATAAAATCTGCTGGGTATGTGTTGTTAGCTACGATACCACCAACATAAGCAGCAGCCATATAAACCTGTTTGATATTGAACGTACCAAAAAGCCAATTGACATTATCTTTATCTCTTAGATCTAATTCTTTGCTAGTCCTTGTGATAATATCATCAGGATCAACGCCTTGTTTAATAAGAGTTTTTACAATGGAAGATCCCACAAGACCTCTGTGGCCTGCTACATAAATTTTACTCATAATCAATCCTCTTGGTCTTGATAGTCGTGATATATCATTTGACTACCCAAATGTTCAAAATCAACCGGTACTTCTTTTAATTGCAATTCGTCTGCCACTCTACTATGTAAATGTGGCGGTGTCAAGAACATAATAAATCCTCCACCACCAGCACCCAATAATTTACCGCCGATAGCCCCGGCATTCAATCCTTTTTCATAGATATCATCAATATCCGTATTAGTGATGGTTTCTTCTATGCTCTTTTTAATCTTCCACTGATCGTTTAACAACATACCAAGATCATAAAATTTATTTTTGTTAGAAGAAAACAATATAGACTCTGCTTGTTTTGTAATCTCATTCATAAGATTAAGATCAACTTTTTTAGATTTGATGCTATTGATATTTTTAGTAGCAATATCATGAGAGTTTCTTAATTTACTTGTAAAGAATATCTGCACCCAGGATTCAAATTCAGTTATGTCTCGTTTCTTTAGATGCAATGGATAACATGTAAAATTCCATGTTCCACCAAAATCAATACGATTAAGACCTCCAAAAGCAGCAGCAACCTGATCCTGAGATCCCACTGCTTCTTTAATTATATTTTGTTCAAGATGAATGGCATCAGATGCAATATTTCTTTTTGTATAATTTTGATTTTTAAGAACAGAAAGTCCGTGTACCAATCCTACAGTAAAACTAGAGCTAGATCCAATACCAGTTCTGTTGGGTAGATCTCCATGGTGTGTTATGTCTATTCCATGTTCAAAATCCATATATTTGATGGCTTCTCTGATAATAGGAACAGATATATCTTCTACGTTATCTGTTTCTTGTTTTTCCCAATAACGAATGCGATACTTGTAATCAAATATAGAAGGAAGTTTTCTTAAAACAAGAAAAGAATATTTGTTAATTGTCGTAGAAATAACAGAGCCGGGATTTTCATTATACCAGGCAGGATAATCTGTACCACCACCAAAAAAAGAAATACGATAAGGAGTTCTAATTATGATCATTGTTTACCCATATATCATCAATATGATACCCACCTCGACAAGTAAATATTTCATTTAGTAATGTATAGCCTCGAGATCTAAAAAATTCTCTGCTTTCTTGTGTAACTGATATTTTATTTCCATCTTGATCTTTTCGATGATCATCAACTTCAAAAGCAATCATTCTAAATTTGTAATCAGTATTTAATATAAGTTTAGCTGCTTCAAAAGTAATTGCTGGTGGTTCTAAATCTACAGAAAGAAAATCAATTATTTTTGGAGCATTATTATCATCTAAAATTTTCTGATAATCCAAGGTAATGGCATCTGCTATAATGTAAATTGAATTGGGTCTGTTGTCAATCCAAGATTTTGTATAATGTGATTCCAATTCTACAGCTAAACCTCTCCAGTTTTTTTCTTTTTCAAAGAAATAACTATTGTTACGATCTATAGGACCAGCAGCACCAATATCTACAAAATAACCATCAGTTTTACCGTTTAAAAAATTATCTACAACTCTGTCCTGACCCAACTCAGAATAATATCTCATCATTTAAAATTCTTTATTTTTTCAATAGTTTCTTGGGATAGTTCTTGTTTTGCAAGTTCAATGAATTTTTCTATCGTTAATTCATAATATTTGTTAGCAAATGCTTCCAACCATTCTTGTTCTGTATCATATAATTTGCTATTTGCAGATTTAACTGCTTTAATACCTATAGAGTTCATCATAATGTATTATCCTTGTTCCGGAACATATGCCACAATAATATCATCTGCAGGAAATGTTTTACCGTAACTAAATCCACCATCAAGATATTCAAAAACATAATTGGGATTGATTTTTAAAATAGCATTTAAATAATCATCTCTTTGCAAATAGTCCCAACCAGGTGTTCCAAACAATCTTTGATCATCAGCAAAGATAACATGATTTTTAATTGGAGATAATGCTATTGCATTTATTTCATCTACCAAAGGACATGCACCATATTTTTCACTGCCAGGAGTTTTAAGAACACCACTGCGATGCGCATCCAACCAAAACGTAGATTGTTCTGTAAGAGTGGGAACAATTTCTTTTAATACGTCTGGAGAATCACCTTGCCATATTGTAATATGAGAATCGTTCTTGAAAGTTTCTGTGCATTGTTCATACAATGGTTGGAATATTTCAATACTATGTATTGTTTTAAATCCGTAATTGTCTGCAGTTCTTACAGTATCACCCTGATACGTTCCTGTTTCGATAAAAGCATATTTTTTTGAAAATTTATGTAAATATTCTGAAGTTAATCTACCCATAATAAATCCTTATCTAATTAGATATTTTCCACCGTTTGTTTTAATTTGATCTCGCCAGTAGTTTAACAAATCTAACATGGTTTTGTCAAAAGGTATCTCGGGTTTCCATCCTGTATGCTTAAAAAATTTATTAGTATTGGGCACTTGTAGATTGGCATCAATAGGACGCAATCTTTCTGGATCTGTTACAATCTTGATATCATCTTTCATGGTAGACATACCAATAAGAGTGTTTAACACATCACCAATTTCACATGTATATGTTCCACCAATGTTATAATATTCTCCAGCAGTAGGATTGACTGTCAACAACATATGGTAAGCACGAACAGCATCTCTAACATCAGCAATAGTTCTGAGACTATTTAAGTTGCCTACCTTAACAATAGGCTCTTTAATATAACCAGCTTCAATCATTGCAATTTGTTTAGCAAAAGAAGATTCAGCAAACACATCACCACGTCTTGGTCCTGTATGTGTAAACATTCTGGTTGTCATAACAGTCATGCCATAAGCTTCTGCGTAAAAACGACCCATAAGATCTGTTCCTACTTTAGATACAGCATAAGGAGATGCAGGATGAAATGTGCATTCCTCATCAATTGGTAATTTTTCTTTAGGAACTCTACCAAAGACTTCTGAGGAAGCACAAACATGAACAATAGCATCGTGCTTATATGTTTTAATAGAATCCAAGAGCCTTACAGTGCCTTGAATATTAGTGTTAAGAGTATCGACAGGAGCAGTAAAACTTGTCAAAGGAAAACTTTGAGCAGCAAGATGAAACACATAGTCTGGTTGGTGATCTCGTATAACAGAATCTAAAGAGATACTATCATTAAGATCACCATTGACTAACGTAATTCTATTCTTAACATTAATTCTTTCTATAAGATGTTTAATGTTATCGAGAGGACTTCTCCATCTAGTAAGACCTACAATATTCCAATCTGTATTTTCAATAAGATAGTCTGCAAGGTGGGATCCCACCATTCCAGTAATACCAGTAATAAGTGCGGTCTTAACAGTCATTTACATCTCCAAAATACTAATAATGTCATTCACTCTATTGACATATGTATGCTTGTCTTTTACTTTCTTCATCTGATTTAAAATCTTATCCTTTGTTTTAGGATCATTCTGCATCTCACAAGCCACATGAAATAATTCTCCAGTGTCACTGGCATATGCTGCTTCACCATCAAAGAAATCATAAACAGCCTTGGAATTGGTAATTACTAATTGGCCATAACTTGTATTCTTAAAGGAACGACAAGGCACATAATTATTTGCCAGATGATTTTCTGGGCGTATGTCCAGAGGAAGATATGATTCAGTTATAACTTTTCTAATCTGTCCAATCTCTAACGGAGATTCATGTGGACTGTTATGATAGAATGCTATGTCTGCTTTTTTACATTCTTCACTGAAGGCTGCAAATAAATGTGCGTTGCCATCACCAATGTTTCCCCAACCATTTGAAATAGATCCACCAAAGAAAGCATATTTAGGATCTGCAAAAGGAATAAATCTATCTTCAAAATTTATCTCATCAGGAAGCAAATCAGTTCCCCAGAAAGCATAAAATTTATCGTAATCATCACCCTTCTCATAATAACTTGAACCGCCACCAATTTCAAGATATTTTTCTTTTTCAAACTTGTAAGCGTAGTTTTTATCTTCTATACCATTAACACCCCAATCACAAGCAAAACGATAATCAATCAAACGTCCTACTTTACCCAGATACATTCCTGCACCAGGATTGCCTTCTCGTCCGGGTCCTTTATTGCCTAGATAATTTACAACATAAGCAGATGTAGGACGTAATGGCAGGCGATTGCTATTTGGATTTTCAAATGCCAACCATTGTTCTGTTACAATAATAGAATTATCGAAAAAACTTTCTGGAGCGTTGTCTCTATTGTCTAACCAATATGACTCAATACCCATGGATTGAGCTGCTCTATACAAAGCACCGTGTGCAAATCCGTGAGTATGTCTTGTATAGGGTTTACCACCCCATACGATAATTTTATTATACTTTTTCATTATTTCTTCTCCACATACCAAACGTCATATTGCAATACATTTACATCACCATAATCTTTAGTAAGAAATTCTTTAATTGCTTGATTAACGCCCGGCCAGTAATAATCATGTCCGGCAAATACACCGCCTGATTTTACCTTTGGATAATAATTAACAATATCTTTTAAAGCACCTTCGTAGCTATGATCGCCATCAATAAAAATAAAATCCAGATAATTGTCTGGAATCGTTTTATGGAATTCATCACTGCTTACATAATCAAAACTTACTTTATCTCCATGCTTGGATAAATTTTCAAAAGCATATTGTTTAGTTAGTACCTGTCTGTCTTTATCAAAATATGCTGAGTCACCATCCACATAAGTTGGATAAGGATCTACAGCATGATATTTTTTAATATTAGGAAGAGTTTTTAAAAATAAATCC